TCTGCTGGATCAGCTTATACCGGTGGCGGTGGCGGTGGTGCTCGAGGTGGCTGCGGTGCCGGTGCAAGCGGAGGTAGTGGTGTTGTTATAATTTCAGTACCTGCATTTTCATGGCGTGCTAGTTATAGCGGTTCAAATGTATCAACTGCTACTGTTGGATCAAATATTGTAGTAATATATAAATCTAACGGAACTTTTATTGCTTAAATTAATTTTCATAATATATACAAATAGGATTTAAGGTGTTATAATTAATTATATATGACACCTACATTTACTCCTCCTCCGTTTGTTGAACGATTCCAATATAAAAACTGTGTACAGGTAAATGATCCTGTAACTCGCAAACGATCGTATCGAACTCCCGACGGAGAATCGTTGCCCAGCGTGACCACTATCCTTGGTGCTACCAAAGATCAAACACACTTGATTGAATGGCGCAAACGAATTGGTGAGGAAAAGGCCGCCCAGATTACCAAAGAGGCTAGTGGTGTTGGGACTGGCCTTCACGCTAATTTGGAGAGGTTCTTGGTTGGCGAAGTTCGCCAACCTGGTAATAATCCTGTTCACGTTAAAGCCAATGCTATGGCAAATATTATTATCGAAAATGGATTAAAGGACGTTGACGAAGTATGGGCTATGGAACAAAGTCTATACTATAAGGGACTATACTCGGGCACAACTGATCTAGTATGCGTTTATAAAGGTAATCCTTGTATTGCCGATTACAAACAAACCAATCGTCCAAAGAAAGCAGAATGGGTTGAAGATTATTATCTGCAACTCATGGCGTATATCATGGCCCATAACAATACATATGGAACTGATATGCGTGAAGGACATATCTTTATGGTTAGTAGGGGTGATGATGGAATGAAGCCTGGTGGAGAGGTATATCAACAGTTTGATCTACTACCAAAAGATTTTAACAAATATCAAGATATGTGGCTTGATAAAGTTGAAGAATATTACAAATTAACTAAGTAATTTCCGTTTAGCCCACGCATCTTTTAGTTTGGCTTTAGTCTTTTCTGACAGTTTTCTACCAGCACCCCTACCTTTAGTTTTTTCAGACATTTTTTTCTTATATTCTTCTGAGTAGGTTTTTCCTTTATTAAATTCAGATAGTTTTTTCTTAGCACTATCCGACATTTTATAACCTGTTCTAGCCTCGGACATTTTTTGTTTAGTTTCTTCCGATTTAGGCTTTCCTTTTAGTGCTGAGGGTTTTCCCTTGTGAATATTTGATATCTTCTGTTTAGTTTCTTCGCTATGAGATCTGCCCTTCATTGGAGATGGATGCCCTTTCAAAGAATTTGATATTTGTAATCTAATTTTTTCAAATTTTCTAGAAGTTGGAATATAACGATCTTGATTGCCGTTAGTAGTTAACATTCGATTTAATGCATAGGCCATTTTATAACGAAAATTTCCTGATGTCATCCTAACTAGTAATAAATGACATATAAAATGTTCTTTTGGCGTTAATTTAACTAAATTCTCTTTTGAATTACTTCCACCGCAGGATTTAGGAATAATATGGTGTTTTTCAATATATCCTGTAGGTGTACGAGAATTGGCGTTGGCTACAATACTGTAATACCAACGAGTGTATTTGTTGTCTATAAATATCATTGCTGATGCTCCTCCAAAGCGTTAGAGTCAGTGGACATTGGCGTGTCGCGACTGACACTTTTATTTATATCAGTAGACGGCAAGAGAATTTGGTACGATAAATAGAGTATAGGGGAATATGGTATGCCGATTTTAGAAATTGCAAAAATACAGATACGAAGAGGGCAAGAAAGTACAGGTGGTATCCCAAAACTCAGCCCCGGTGAGTTTGGTTGGGCAGAAGATACTCAGCATCTTTATATTGGTAAAAGCATTACAGAAGGTGCCGTTGACAATAACAATACTCGCATTTTAACCGAAGTTGATCTTAACAATATAATGAGCGGCGGAGGTGGCGGAGGATCAGGTAGCCCTACTCTTGAATACTTTACTGTACAAACTGGCCAAAACAATGTTAAGGTAGTGGACCTAAATGGTCATAATCAAACTTTAATCTTTAATTATACATTAAATCACGATACCACATTTACTAGAAACGGTGTGTTGACTTTGGTAATTTCTTCAGACGGGTATGCTAGTGTATCGGATAGCTATTCATTCAGTGAACTAGTACCAAACTCTAGTACTTTATTAACATTCTCTACTGATTTATCTAATAGTCCTTATACAGGCGGGGGTGGAAATTATGTTACACTAACATGTAATAACGCAGATAGTAATAATTACGTTTTCGAATATACTGTTACCACAATTAAATAATATTAATGTTTAAAAAAAATGTCAACGACCGACTAGAGTCGTGGGCACATCATCGTGCTGAATTAGAAGAGTCTCACGACCCTTTGCAAGCAGTGTGGGACTTTTGGCGAGATGCTCCCTTTGTTCCCTACAATAGAAATATAGATCCATTCAATAAGCAGACTTGGGCAACACCGTGGGAAATCATAGCAGAAAATGTCTATGACGACTTTACCAAAGCTCTAATGATAGCACAAACACTTAAATTGACTAAAAAGTTTAATAATAGTGTAATAAACATTAGGATTTTAGTAGATCGCAGCCAATCTAGACAGTATAATATAGTCTGTGTCGACGATTCTTGGGCTATTAACTACAATGATAATGGTCCTGTAGCACTGGAAAAAGTGCCCGATTCATTTTACCTAGAAAATATAGTTGAAGTCGAAGTCCCCCGGTAAATATCATTCTCGACACAATAGAAAAGGTTACTAAACAACATATGATCACAGTGGTCAAACGTAATGGAGAGAGCGTTCCTCTCGATATTTCAAAGATTCAAAGACAAGTAGCCCATGCTTGCACAGGTATAGACGGTGTCAGTCCTAGCATGGTGGAAATTAAAGCACAGATAGAACTACACGATGGCATGACCACAGAGACAATAGACGAACTATTGCTTAAAGCCATGGTAGACTTAATAGACGAAACAGAAAACCCAGAAATCAACAACGTAAATTATCAATACGTAGCAGGGCGCCAGCGTGTCAGTATGCTGCGTAAAGAAGTCTACGGTAGTTATACCCCTCCCAAATTATTTGACATTGTTAAGAAGAATGTTAGCCTAGGTATGTATACTCCCGAACTGCTAGATTGGTATACAGAAGATGAATGGAACATCATTGATCTCTTTATTGACCATAGCAAAGACGAAGACTATACCTATGCTGCTATCGCACAGCTAACAGAAAAGTATTTGGTGCAGAATCGTGCCACTAATACCATCTACGAAACTCCGCAAGTTCGCTATGCCATTGCCGCCGCCACAGCGTTCCACGCAGAACCCAAAGACAAGAGATTAAAATATGTTAAAGAATACTATGAATGTGCCAGCGATGGCCACTTTACCCTTGCTACACCAGTATTGGCTGGGTTGGGCACTACCACTAAGCAGTTTTCAAGCTGCGTGCTTATTAGCTCAGATGACACCCTGGACAGTATATTTGCCGCAGGCGAAATGATGGCCAAATATGCTTCAAAACGAGCTGGAATTGGCCTAGAAATCGGCCGAATCCGCCCCTTAGGAGCACCGATTCGCAACGGAGAAATCAAACACACGGGTATGATACCATTCTTGAAGAAATGGTTCGCTGACCTACGCTCTTGCTCGCAGGGCGGGATTCGTAACGCAAGTTGCACAGTTACTTTTCCCATCTGGCATTACCAATTCGAAGATCTTATTGTACTGAAAAATAATCAAGGCACCGAAGAAACTCGCGTTCGTCAAATGGATTACTCTGTGGTAGTCAATAAGATGTTCTGGAATCGTTATAAGAATAATCAAACCATTACACTATTTGATCCGCACGAAGTTCCGGATCTATATGAAGCCTATTATCGTAGCACAGAAGAATTTGAACAACTATACTTGAACTATGAAAAGCATCCGACAATTAAAAAGAAAGTCGTATCGGCAGATGAGATATTCAAAAATCAAATTCTTAAAGAAAGGACTGATACGGGTCGCATATACCTTGTCAATATCGACAATGTCATCGCGCAGGGCCCATTTGATACAACAGTTGATCCAATTTATCAATCCAATCTATGCCAAGAGATCCTTCTACCCACAAGACCTTTCCAGAGAATTGAAGACTCTACGGGACGAATTGCTCTTTGCACTCTTGGCAGCATCAACTGGGGCGCCTTCCGTAACCCTCAGGAAATGAAAAAGGCCTGCCGAGTGCTGGTACGCTCATTGAGTAATCTATTGAGTTACCAAGACTTCTTGTCAGTGCAAAGCGAACTGGCCAATAAAGAGTTTGAACCACTGGGCGTTGGTATTACCAATTTAGCCTATTGGCATGCCAAACGCAACTTCAAGTATGGTACTGAAGAAGCCTTAAAAGAAGTCAAACGCTGGATGGAGCACCAAGCCTATTACCTTACCGATATGAGTGTTGAGCTTGCCCAAGAGAAGGGCCCCTGCACACGTAGTGAACATACATTCTACGGTAAGGGAGTATTTCCTTGGGAACGCCGCAACACCGGTGTTGATGAATTAACAGACTTCGCACCTAGCCTAGACTGGGAGCCACTGCGTGAACGTATGAAACAATATGGTATTCGCAATGCTACCTTAATGGCTGTGGCACCCGTTGAATCTAGTTCAGTTGTACTCAACTCCACCAACGGTATTGAAATGCCAATGGAGTTGATCAGTGTCAAGGAATCCAAAGCCGGCTCGTTCGTGCAAGTAGTTCCTGAATATCGTAGATTAAAGAATCGCTATCAACTAATGTGGGAACAGAAAGACTGTGCAGGTTATCTAAAGACCAGTGCAGTGTTGGCAGCGTATATTGATCAGTCGTTGAGTACAAACACTTTCTATAATCCTGCACACTTTGCCGATGGTAAGGTTCCCGGCACATTAATTGCCAAGAATCTAATGTTGGCCTACAAGTGGGGTTTGAAGACCATGTACTACAGTTTGATAAACAAAACTGGTGCTAAGAATATTTTAAATACTCAAACTGATAGATTAATCACTGTCGAGCCTGTTACAGTATATGCAGAGCTTGAAGATGATTGCGAAGCCTGCAAGCTCTAAGGAATAAAAAATGTCAAAAGCACAATACGATTTAGTCACGCCAACAAATTATCTAAAACGTAAAATGTTTTTAGATGGAGCTGTGACTGTACAACGATTCGAAGAATTTCGCTATCCCAAGATAGCCAAGTTTGAAGAACTGGCTCGTGGATTCTTTTGGGTTCCTGAAGAAATCAGTCTTACCAAAGACAAGATGGATCACAAAGATGCCACTGAAGCAGTTAAACATATTTTTACCAGTAACCTATTAAGACAAACAGCCTTGGACAGTATCCAGGGTCGTGCACCAAATCAAGTTTTTGGTCCAGTGGTATCTATCCCTGAACTAGAAGCATTGATCAGTAACTGGAGTTTCTTTGAAACGAATATTCATTCAAAGAGCTACAGTCACATTATAAGGAATGTCTATGGTGTACCAAAAGAAGAATTTAATAAAATCCACGATACACAAGAAATTGTGTCAATGGCTGCTAATGTCGGTAGATACTACGAAGCGTTACACACGCTCAACTGCCGCAAAGAGTTGGGTGAGGAAATTTCGACAATGGAACATAAACGTGCTATCTGGTTGGCTCTGCAGGCCAGCTACGCACTCGAAGCCCTAAGATTCATGGTATCATTTGCTACATCATTGGCCATGGTTGAAAATAAAATCTATATCGGCAACGGTAATATCATTAGTTTGATCTTGCAAGATGAATTGCTACACGCAGAATGGACTGCTTGGTTGATCAATCAATGTGTTAAAGATGATCCAGATTTTGCCCAGTTAGAAACTGAGTGTGCTGAAGAAGTCTATGCTATGTATATGGAAGTTATTGCAGAAGAAAAAGCATGGGCTGACTATCTATTCAAGAAAGGTCCTGTGATTGGACTTAACGCAGACATTCTAAAGAACTTTGTTGACTATTCAGCATTTACTCGCCTTAAAGACATAGGCATTAAATATCTAGGCGATCATCCTAAGAGCAGCCCCATCCCATGGTTTAACAAACACGTTAACATAGGTAAGAAACAGGCCGCTTTGCAGGAAACGGAATCTACCAATTATGTAATTGGTGTGATGAGCGACAATGTTAGCTATGATGAACTACCAGATTTATAATAAAAGGAAAATAAAATATGACTAAAGCAATTGTTTGGAGTAAGTATCACTGTACCTTCTGTGAACAAGCCAAGGCATTATTAAATCAACGCGGTATTCCTTTTGAGGAACGTAAGATTGGTGACGGTTATACCAAAGAAGATTTATTAGAAGCAGTGCCTACTGCTCGTACTGTTCCGCAGATTTTTATCAATGAAAATCTAATCGGTGGCTTTACCGAACTCAAGAAATATATTGAGGAAACGGCTGGCGGGTATGGCGACTAAAGAAGATCTTGATAAAATCAAAGAGGCATTAGGTGGAGTAAAAGCCGCCGAAGTTTCTTGCGGAGAGAAGTCTGCAGGTCTAATAGCCCAAGAAGTTGACGAAGCATATAATCATATTACTTTAAACTCTTCTAGCCTCCCGCCGTTGACTACTATAGACATTTCTACGCTGAATTCATTATGGGGTAATATTACCTGCAATGGTGCAACTGGTAGTAGTAGCAGTGGATCTATACTAGGTAATGGAGCCAATGGTTCTAGCGGTTCTTATTTAACTGGCAGTATGTCAGGAACATATAATTGGCATCAACCCGGCGGCCCCTATACCATTTCTACTGCTCCATTGACTACCACAAAGGCTAGTTTAGAAGTTGCTGGCGATGCTAATTTCGACGGCGATATCAAATGGAAGGGTCGTAGCCTAGGCGATTTGTTGGAAACTATAGAAAAGAGATTGGCCATACTCGCACCTGATCCAGAGAAGTTAGAACACTTTGAAGCATTGCAAAAGGCCTACGAACATTATAAAACTTTAGAAGCATTGTGCACAATGCCAACAAAAGAAGATCCGATTAATTAAGGTAAAAATGACAACAAAGAAATTATGGAGTGCTATTGACGGCACCACACTAAAAAGTCTGCCCAATGCAGCAAAAGGATATGAACAACGAATTAGTATTCCTGAATTTACATTTCTAGGAGTGCACAACCAACCAGACTTTGGAGACATTACTATTTGGTTCTATGGTAAAGATAAAACCATAGAACTAAAAAGTCTAAAAGAGTATCTATTCCAATATAGAGATACTGTGATCAGCTACGAACGTGCCATGGATGTAATGTATAAGCACTTGATGGCTGCTTACGAACCAGATCGTATTAGAATAGAAATAGAGTTCCGTCCCCGTGGCGGCATCTCAAGTAAACTAACAGTCGACAGCGATTGGGGACACTTAGGTGGTACTGATCAACATTGGCAACATCATAAAAATTAAGGAATATATGACCGATTATAAAGTAGCAGACATTGCCCTAGCAGCCTGGGGACACAAAGAGATTGCAATTGCTGAATCAGAAATGCCAGGTTTGATGGCGATTTTAGCAGAGTATCAAGATCAACAACCTCTAGCAGGTGCTCGTATTGTTGGATCATTGCACATGACCATTCAAACAGCCCTGTTGATCAAAGTATTGGTCAAATTAGGTGCCAGTGTTCGTTGGAGCAGTTGTAATATTTTCTCCACACAGGATCATGCTGCGGCTGCTGTTGCCGATCTAGGTATTCCTGTTTTTGCTTGGAAAGGCGAAACTGAAGAAGAATATTGGGACTGTATCGAGCGCACCTGTACTGGCCCCGATGGCTGGACTCCTAACATGATTCTCGATGACGGGCACGACCTAACCTGGTGGATCATTAACAAGCATCCGGAATTGGTAGCAGGTATTGTTGGTGTTAGCGAAGAAACTACTACAGGTATCTATCGTATCAAGGAAGCCATTGCTGCTGGTACATTTCCATTCCGTGCGTTCAATGTCAATGACAGTGTAACTAAATCTAAGTTTGACAACTTGTATGGTTGCCGAGAAAGTCTAGTGGACGGTATCAAACGAGCCACTGATGTTATGATTGCAGGTAAAGTTGCTGTAGTTGCTGGCTACGGCGATGTGGGCAAAGGTTCGGCACAGGCACTTCGTGCACTAAGTGCTCAGGTATGGGTAACTGAGATCGATCCTATCAATGCACTACAGGCTGCTATGGAAGGCTATCGTGTGGTTACCATGGAATATGCTGCCGACAAAGCAGACATTTTTGTAACAGCCACAGGCAATGTTAATGTCATCACAAGAGCACATATGGATGCTATGAAAGATCAAAGCATTGTATGTAATATTGGGCACTTTGATAATGAGATTGATGTTGCTAGCCTCAATGATTGCACTTGGGATGAAATCAAACCACAAGTCGATCATGTTGTATTCCCAGACGGTAAGAAAATTATCTTGTTGGCCAAGGGCAGACTTATCAACCTAGGCTGCGCCACAGGACATCCTAGTTTTGTTATGAGCAATAGTTTTACCAACCAAGTTCTAGCACAGATTGAATTGTGGACCAATCCCGGCCAATATAATGTAGGTGAATTGTATACATTACCCAAACATTTAGATGAAAAAGTTGCTAAGTTGCATTTAAATAAGATTGGTGCTATGCTAACTACACTAACAAAAGAACAAGCTGATTATATTGGTGTTGACCAAAGCGGCCCATATAAACCAGAAACTTATAGGTACTAAAATATGTTATTATTAAACAAAGGTTATAAAGCAGGCGATACCGTTAGTTTAAAGCTGATCAACAGCGATGAACTTATTGCTAGATTTGAAAGTGAAACTGATACCGAAGTTAAAATTCATCGCCCATTAGCATTAACCATGCAAGGCGGCGGGTTAGGTATGATGCCTTGGATGTTGTTAGGCAGTGATGACTTTGTTACTCTACAAAAGAGTCATGTAATGGCTATCAGTGCTAGCAAGAAAGATGCTGCCGATCAGTATGTAGAAGGTACTACAGGTATTGCATTGAAATAAGGAAAAGAGTATGCCGTATATTCCGGGATTAGGTGGTATTGACGATGTTTATCATAGTGGCAATGTCTATGCCAATAATGTCCCTATTGCATTATGGGAAAACGGAGTTGATTCGGCTGTCGCAGCCGCAATAGCAGCCGCTATCAATAGTCCCGACTTTCCGGCAGAACAAGAAGTTCAGGAAGCGCAGGAGGGTATAGCTGATCCTCCTGTTGCTGCTGACCAAGCTGTTGTTTCATCGACAGCACAATTAGCAGACAAAGGCACGATCCAGCAGGCTGATGTAAC